GAAAGTTTCCCTTTCATAATGACTCCTCCTAACTAGGTGTTCATGCATGGGTTACCGCGAACGGTACCTATCGGTTGGAAAAATCCGATCGGGCGGTACTCAAAATCTTTGGTGGGATGGTTCACCCTTTCCGGGTGGTCAGCCTCCACAAGAGTTTGAAGCACACATACTCCGCATGAACGACTACACAGACCGCTACCCCTACCCAGACCATCCCTTATGGAGTCTTCAAGCCCGCTGTTCGTCCGGTTTGGACATCAGTGGAACAACAGACTTTCAGACTGGGACTGGAATTAGGACAGTGTATAACAATTACAACCCAGAATGGGCGGTAAATGCTGCACTGATCCAAGGACTCGAAGACGATCTATCTGGCAGTGATGCCTATGATCTAACTCAGAGCCTTGCCAACCTCAACCCTAACGTAGCATCCGTGGACCTTCCAGCTTTTCTATTTGAGCTGAAGGATTTTCCTGAAATGCTGCACCAACTTGGACGTGTACTCGCTAAGCGAGTTAAAGCGTCTGATGTGGCGGGTGGTTATTTGGCCTATTCCTTCGGTTGGGCACCTTTATTTTCCGACCTTAAGCAGCTCTTGACCTTGTCAGACATTGTCGACGCGAGGTTAAAGCGACTCGAGGAATTCGGAAAGGGGTCAGTTTCCCGTACTTTGGGAAAGAACAAGTCTAATTCTGCTCCCTACACCATAGAACTGGTGGGGAAAGTCGCTGAAGGCCGTGGTCCTTTGACTGCGGTCGTAACGACTTCAACTTCCGTTAAGTCCTGGTATTCCGCTAAAGTGCGGTTGACAGAACCTCTTCCGGATCGGCAGAAACTTCGTAGCGATGAGTTCAGACGCGCCCTAGGCCTTACGGCCAACAGTGCGGCTGCGACTCTCTGGGAAATTCTCCCATGGTCTTGGCTAATCGATTACTTCGTCAATGTCTCGAACATGATTGCAGCGAATACCGGTGGTATAAAGTATAACACCGATAGGATCTGTACCATGCGCGAGATACGAACTACGCGAACGATTAGTCCGAACTCAGGTGACTCTGGCCTCACGGCCAAGGAATCTGTAGCAACGAAGGTGACTCGTACTAGGTCTGCTTACACGAATCCAACGCCCATTTACGCATTCCGCCCAATCTGGACGGACCATATGCAGGCAATTGTTGGATCCCTAGTTACAGCTCGAGCTCTTAAAAAGCTCGAACGATAGCCATTATCGGACCATTGTCTGGCCCGGTATAACTTCATCTCTAACATACGTCGTGAGACGTAAATTAAGGACTTGATATGATCGGCGATTCCATCACGGTAACCTATGACGGTGCCGAAAAGGTACTGAAGAAGATTAACCAAGATGGTTATACTTCCGAATATTTTCTGGATGACGGAGCAGCTCACTTGAAGCATACGCTTTGGGTGAAGCATACTCTACCCTCGAAGAAGAATCTCGGTGAATCTCATATGATGAAATACACCGTGGACTACATCGACGAGGTGGCGGGCACGATTATCCGTAGCACTTCCTCTTGGGGAGTGATGCGTACAGATGTTGCCTACCAGGATCTGAAGTCATCCCAGGACGTGCAGGCCGCCTTTATGACGGCTTATACTCCTGCTAATACTGCCAAGATGCTTGGGCGTGAGTCGTAAGACTCAGTAAGAGCGCTCAAGTGAGTGTTAGTTATCTTGGCATTGGAATGTTGGCCATTGGCAGCATTGTGATACATGCTTGTGAGAATTCACAGCTGTGTTGCTATGATGTAGTAAACCAACAGCCCATATCGGAAGGAAACGTTGTCAAAGATCGCGATGACATGTTTGGTCTAAAGGCCAAACTCCCCAAACTATTGTTGAAAGGAGCGAAGAATGTCAAAGCTATCAGGTCTCAGTCTCCTAGCCTCAATCCTGACGGATGTAGAAGCGTGGAGCAGGGACCATGGGCAAAGTGTTGAATTCGCGAAATTGCGGACTCAATATCTTTTCGAAGACCTAGGTGACCTCTTCTTCTATGAGGTTTTGCCTAGTTATGGAAAGGCTTTTGACAAGGCCTTATCCAATCAACGGATGGGAGTGGCCACTTTAGAAGGTGGCCACTCTTTCCCTCTTGATTTCCTACTTAGGAATGTCTTCGACCATCATGGCGACGTCTTAGAAAGTCCCTGTGTTAACTCCATTTTCTTCGTGCGGCAATACTGCTACATGATGAAGAAAGTTAATGCACAGTGCTCTAGGGAGAATATCCTAAAGGCAGTGAAAGATTTTCATAAGATTGAGGATGAAATGAGGAACCCAAGCTTGGATTGGTCTAACGACCGCCTAGGCGATGGTCTTAAATTGTCCTTTGCGGACGATCTCGAATTCGCTTCCAATAGGAAGCTAAGTGAGTATTTCCAAAGAGCAGCCGACGTAGTGTCGACAATGCTTCCGGAGATAAACACACTCGAGCTCGTTCCACGTCATGGACCAGGCGCTGTTAGTGACAAGAGATCCGGTGAGGACAAGTTTCCTTTTCCTTACTGGCCTACCAAGCTTGATGCTTGGTTTCCGTATGATGCATTTGCATCACACAATCTCTTGCAGGGACAGGCTAACGATACCTATGTCAATCACGAGCATCCGGCGCGGTTAATAGCCGTACCTAAGACGCCGTTGAAACCGAGGTTAATCGCTAGCGAGCCTAGTTACCACCAGTATTGCCAACAGGCAGTGCTGCGTTGGGTGCGGAAAAATTGTCCGTACCCTATCAGTCTTTGTGTTAGCTTTCGGCAGCAAGAACTATCACGATCTCGGGCACTGAGCGCGTCGAAAGACGGGCTTGATGTCTCGATTGATCTGTCCTCAGCGAGTGACAGATTATCGTGTTGGGCAGTTGAGAGGTTCTTTAGGAGAAATCCTTCCTTCTTAAATGTCTTGCATTCCATCAGAACAAGAATGCTGATGGATCCTATTTCGGAAAATCCGAAGTTTCGGATCTTGAAGAAGTATGCTAATCAAGGGTCTGCGGTGACTTTTCCCGTACAATCCATCATCTATGCCACAGCATGCATTGCTGCCATCCTCTTTGAGGGCAACAGCAAGGTCAATGCCAAAACAATGGTGAAGGCTGCACGGAAGGTCAGAGTTTTCGGCGACGATATTATTTTGCCGAAGACAGCCCATGTCTCTACTATGCGTATCCTGAACCTAATGGGTTTCAGGGTTAACATGAATAAAACGCATGTTAATGGTTATTTCCGCGAAAGTTGCGGAATGGACGCTTATGGTGGCCATAATGTGGCACCAGTGTATGTCAATAACCTACGCATAGAACGCACAGCCGAGGCGCTATCATCACTGGTAGATGTTTCGAACAACTTGCACACTGCTGGATTATTCCACGCAGCGGCGTACGTTCGAAGCCGAGTCCTTAAAACTTTTAAGGATGCGAGCATACCAGTGACTAGGCGTCACGACCTTGGTTGTGTGGCGTTCTCCTCGTTCGTATCGGAGCACTTCGAAGGCTGTAGATATAATAAAAGTCTGCAGCAGTTAGAAGTACGGTCCTATACCGTCAGTGCACGTGAGGCAAGAGGAGAGCGCGAAAACGACTTAAGCCTCCTACAATATTTCGTAGAGGAACCCGCTCCCACTTCATTGTGGAAAGCAGGGTATCTTAAGTCGCACCGGACGCGTCTTTGCATCCGGTGGGTGCCTATCGCGAGATAGGCGGGTGGCTCACCTAGGGAACAGCCGTCCTGTTTAGGCCCCTAAGCCAACTTCTCCCCGAAAGGAGGAGCCGGCGAAGAGGACCTTGAGCAGGGCTAGGCAATGCCCAGGGCAGAGAACTTGGGTG